GCCCGACCTTGGTGTCATAGGGCGTGACGTTGGTAGCCGGGTCGGGGGTCACAAGATCCGGTCGCCCGACACGTCTATATATGCAGGGGTGCGAGATGAGTGACGAGATGATGGTGTTTGCGCTGGTCGTTGGCGCTTTCCTGGTGGTGGCGAGTGGTGCCGGCGCCGTGATCCGGATGCTGGCGAACGAGAACCGCCAGCTTCGAGGCGAGATTCTGCTTGGGTACCGCCGTGCCACGATGCCGGTGATCGGCGGGGTGGTGCCCGAGGTGGGTGAACCGGACGTGCCCCTCACCCCGGCCATCAAGAAGGCCATTGACGAGGCATACGGGCTGGATGGGAACTACGGCGCTCAGGGGTACGTGCCGGATGGGTTCGATCAGTCCTGGGATGGGACGAACTACCCCGATCCGACCGACGACCTGCTGCCTGACCCCGATCCGATGGATGGGGCCAACCGGGTGTCCATGGGCGATGACCCGTCCTGGCCGTTCCAGGGTGGAGTGGAGAGGTTCTAATGCATATGGCACAGGAGGTTCTTCGCTACACGCTTCAGGTGACTGAAGTGGTGCTGGTCGCCGGGTTCGTCTGGACGTGGATCAGCCAATGACCACGCCGTCAGAACAATGGTGGGCAATCAACGGTGCGACCATCTTGGATGTTCTCAGGCGAGCGGAACAGGGTGAAGACCCTGACATGCTCTACTTGGAACTCATCGCCAACACCACAGAGGATGAAGACTAGTGACCGTCGACAAGAGTGACGTTGACTTCCTCAACCCGGCCCACCCCATCCAATTCGAGGGGTACGTCAAGGCCATGCGGACCAATGAACGGGACGGTGAAATGATCCTGTCCATCGCCATCCCGCCTGAGTGGAAGTTCCATGCTCTGCTCACCACCGATTACCCAGGCACCATGTTCGACATTCGATTTGTCAGGCAGGATACGTCTGGCCCCGATGAAGATACCGCCGAGGATGAACCGGCCCCCGAATCGACGCCCGACACCCCTCCGAGGTTTGAACCATGGCAGACGAAGTAACCCCCCTCGAAATCCTCCGCAGCCGGATCAGCCGCATCGTCAACTCGTCACTCGATGAAGTGGAGAAGACCCTGAAATCCGGCACCCCATCCGCCAAAGCCGCAGTCATGAAGACCACCCTCCCCGCCCTCATCAAGATCCTGGGCGAAGAAGAAAAGGCCGATGAACTGGCCGAGATGCGGAGACTGGTGCAGGAAATGGCTGAACGGGATCGAATGGGGATAATGGGGATGGAGGGCCAGGTAGAGATGGATAGGAACGCCAATGACCCATCCACTGACGGTAGCCAGGGTGAGGGTGCCGCAAGAAACGTGGTGCCGTTCCGGCCCACGCCCCTTGATCTGCCTACGGACATGTCCGGTCCCACCTAATGGACCTTCATCGTCGGGTATCGCAACTCTCCATCCTCGAAAACAAACAGCTTCAGGTTGTCCGCTTCAAGCCGAATTGGGCGCAGACCGAATACCTCGATGCTGCACGGCACCAGCTAGAGACCACTGGCCGCATCCGGATCATCGTCCTCAAAGCCCGCCAGCTAGGCATATCCACGGTGACAGAGGCGATGCTGTTCGTCATGTGTTTCACCATCATGAACTACCGCTCCATGGTGATCGCCCACGAAATCCCGGCCTCCCAAAACCTGCTGAAGATGACCCAGCGGTATTGGGACACCTACCCGTTCAAGCAGCTATACGACACCCGCTACGCCGGGAAGAACCACCTCGAATGGGTGCAGACCGGATCGGCCATGCACGTCGCCACGGCTGGCAACAAAGGCGTCGGTCGATCCGCCACCATCCACGGTGTGCATGCATCGGAAGTCGGGTTCTGGCCCGATCCGAAGGAAGCGTTCGTCGGTTTGCGTCAGACCATCCCCGAGGCACCCGGCACCATCATTGTCATGGAATCCACGGCCAACGGTTCCAACATGTTCAAGACCGAATGGGAAGCCGCAGAACAAGGTGAGACCGAGTTCCAACCGTTGTTCTTCCCGTGGCACCGGCACCCCAACTACACGGCCTCCGCCATCGGCATGCCGTATCAGTCCCTCGGCAAGTTGGATGCTGAAGAAAAGGTGCTACAGCGGATTGGTATTAGCGATGACCGCTTGGCGTGGCGGCGGTGGGCTATCCGCAACAAGGTCCAGAACGACCTTCAGATGTTCCACCAGGAATACCCATCCACTCCCTCCGAAGCGTTCATCGCATCTGGCACCAACATCTTCCCGCTCCCCAAGCTCAACGTCGTCTACAAACCTGAGCCTGGCAAGCGGGGCCAACTCCTAGAGAACTCTGCCCGAGTCGAGTTCATCGAGCGTTCCGACGGCCCGCTCACCCTGTTCCGCAAGGTCCACCCGAACCCCGAACTTGGCACTTACATCGTGGCCGGCGACCCCACCAAGACCACCCAAGGCGACTTCGCCTGCATCCAGGTCATCAACCGGCGCACACTCGAACAGGTGGCGGAATGGCGGGCACGTATCGACCCGATCACTTTCGCCGATGAACTGTTCAACCTCGGCAAGTTCTTCAACCTGGCCCTGGTCAGCACCGAGATTGAAGGTCCAGGCTACTCCACTATCGGGGCACTCCTGGCGAAGAACTACCCGAAGCTCTATCAGCGTTCCCGAGCCGACACTCTCGCCTCCCCATCCACCTCATCCAACTACGGCTGGTCCACCACGCTCCAAACAAAGAACCTCATGATCGGGTGGCTGTTGCGCTTCGTGATTGACGGTTCTGTCATCATCCACTCGTCCACCCTTTACAACGAAATGAAGGAATACGTCAGGCTTTCCAATGGCGAGTACGGTCCTTCACAGTCCGATGGGTTCGATGACTGCGTGATGGCGTTTGCCCAGGCTATTATCGTGAACGTGATGGAGCCGGTGTTGGCTGCACCGGAAGGCCCGGTCGATGGGTCACTGATCCTTCCCGGTGCGCCAGGATTCGATCCGCCCCCCACCCAACCCATCACACTCCATACCCATGAAGAACCCGAACCGCCATGGGCTTCATGGCCCGACGAAAGGTAGTCCGCTCATGCCTCAATACGAAGACCGCTGCATCGAATGTCAGACCCCCACCACTATCAACACCTCCATCGCCAACTTCTCGGCCAACTTCGCCGGCAAGCCCTTGGCCTGTGATGCGTGCATGGGTGGCGAACTTCGTCGGGTCTACACCCCCCTCCCCTTCACCCTCCCCATGCCCGACCACTTCAATGTCTCAGCCGGCCAGCACGTTTCCGGTGAGCACCACCTCCGTGAAGTGTTCAAGCGCAAGTCCGAAGAAGCCACCAACCGCCTCGGCATCGAGCACAACTTCCAGCCCATCGACCTGCGTGACCATGAAGCCCTCGGTGTTACGAGGGAAGGTCTTGAAGAAGACGTAGCACGACGCCATGATGCAGGTCTGCCCCCCATCCCGATCCCCGAGTGAGTAGGCCCGCTGTGGTAGCCACCATGCCCCGCCAGCCCGTCCCTGTGCCTGCTGGTGGCCCCCCGCCACCGGGCATGCCCCTACCGCCCCAGCCAGGTCCGATGCCCCCCGAGGCTGGCCCTGGTGCGCCCCCTGCTGCCCCCGGTGGCCCTCCACCTGCCGGCCCCGGTGGTGGTGCCCCGGCCGGCCCGAGCTACCTGCCCGGCCCGCCGCCCACCCAATCGAACAACCCGACACCCCCGCCACTTGACCGCCTTCCTCGCCTCGATGCGAATGTGGAGATGGAGCTAGTTGGCGAGGTTCTTTCCCTTCTCCGTCGTGCCCGTGATAAGCGCCGGCCGATGCTTCAGAAGTGGGATGCCAACTACCGGGCCATCCACACGCATCGCTACCACGCTGCTCGAGCCTCCTACCTTCCTTCGCCGTGGGTGAACGAAATCTTCGCCACGCTTGACACGCTTGTTGCGTGGATGACGGACCAGGAACCGACGTTTGATGTGACGCCTTCGGTCCAGCCGATGAACCCGATCTACTCGTTTGCCGACTCGCTTTCCCAGGATCTCAAAACTGTGATGCGGTCGTCGTGGCAGGTGGATCAGACCGCTGCCGAAATCGAGAAGGTGGTGTGGGATGGCCTGACCTACGGCATCGGGTTCCTGAAGACCGTGTGGGACATGAGCGCCTACCGTGGATTCGGCAATGGCCGGCTTACCCGAGGCGATCCGTACTCCGTATACCCCGACCCCGATGCCACGTCGTTCGCCAACATGAACTACATCATCGAGGCTCGCAATGTCTCGAAGCAGGAACTTGAACGGCGCTTCCCCGGCGCTATGAAGCGGCTCAACACCGGTTCCTACATCGAAGACATTGACAAGGCGAAGGACCGGCTGGACTTCCACAACACCGGGGGCCAGGCCATGGCGAATCCCGGTGCGATGATCGGGTCCAACTTCTCCGCCTATGGCCTTCCCGGTCAGGGGCAGCGAATCGGTGCCTTGGATGAACCTGGGGTGACACTGATCGAAGCGTGGCTGCGGACCCCGAAGATTGAGGGCAAGCGGACCTATGACGGCTGGCGATGCGTCGTGGTGGCCGGCAACCGGGTTCTCATGGACAAGATGGGTGACGAACTCTGGTCGCACGGTCAGCACCCATACGACCGCTACGTCCCGGTGGAAACCGGTGAGTTCTACGGTCATGCGCTTGTTGAAGATATGGTTCCGTTGCAGCGATCCATCAACCGGATTCTGGCCCGTATCGAGCAGAACATCGACCTCATTGGTTCACCCATTCTGAAGGAAGATGCACGGTCCGGTCTTTCTCGTACCCAAGTAACCAACCAACCTGGGCAGCGCCTTCCCGTGCAGCAGGGTGGCATGGTGGACTGGATGGTCCCTCCGCAGATGCATCCGCAGATGGGGATGGACATTATCCGGCTCTACATCACCGAGATGGAACGGATCTCTGGCCTCAGTGCAATCGTGCGTGGTGCATCCCCGACCGGTCGAAACGCTCAGGGTGTGATCGACTCCGTGCAGGAAGCTGCCTTCGTGCGGATTCGCAAGTCGCTTCGCAACCTGTCCCGTGCTATCGGGTCCGGTGGTGAGAAGATGGCAGCGATGATCGTGGAGTTCTACGACACCCCGAGGATGGTGAGCCTGGTCGGGCCGAGCGGGGAGAAGACTTCCATCGCACTTCGGTCCGATCACTTCTACCTCCCCTCGCCCGAGGGTTCCACCCCGATGCGGTTCCAGTTGCTCATCGACGCTGGCGAGTCGTCTTCTCAGTCCCGTGGCCAGCGTGTGGCAGAAGCCGATGCACTCTACGCCATGGGTGCAATTGATGAGGAAGCCGTGTTGGAGGTGCATTCGTTCCCGAACTGGCAGGTGGTGTCCCAGCGGGTGAAGGAAATGAAGGCACAGGCAGGAACGCAAGGCGAAGCCCCGACCCAGCGTGCAGCCGCACGCCGATAAGTAGGAGAACTAATGTCTGATATGTGGAACGATTTCACCGGTCCGATGCCCGAGGGCTACAACCCGCCGCAGGGTCGAGTGAACGCCCTCAATACCCCCCAGGACCGGGACTGCATGAGCGAAGGCGAGGAATCCGGCGCTGAAGCCATGGATGACTAATCCCATATAGATCGCCTCCTATGGGCGCACAAAGGAACCCCTACCCCCTCTACGGGTAGGGGTTCTTTGCATTCATACCCCACCATCCATACCGTATGCTATTTCCCTGTGCCCGCTTGCATTCATCCCTCTATCTCCATAACGTTCCCACCGACGTTCCATCCACCACCGAGGTAGAACACCATGCCCGAGAAGATCAAGTCCAACACCGGCAATGCGCCGATCAAGCAGGTGGGCCACACGGCCGGCACCCGCTACGGCACCAACCCCAACGCCCAGGTGAAGGGTTCCAACACCACCCGAGACCTGAAGGTCTGAGGTAGCAACGATGGCTGGCACCAACCAGATGAACACGATGGGGGAGGGCATCCGGAAGTTCATGGACCTCATCGGCAAGATGAAGCTGACACCGGACGCCGACCTGCCCCTTCTCATCGAGTTGGAAACGGCCATCATCGCCTCGAACAAGGCAGCCATGGAGCAGTCCGCTGCTTCTGGTGCCAGTGCCATGCAGCCGGGGGCAACGGTGCCTCCCGGTGGAATGGGGATGATGGGAGGGCCGATGGGTGGCGCTATGCCTCCTGGCCCTCCCCCGTCCCCGTCAACGCTCATGGGTCAGGGTGGCCGAGGAATGACCACCTACCCGTCCATGCCCCAAGGTGCCGAGATGGCACGCATGCTGAACCAGTAAGGACATTCCGCTCATGTCTGATCTCGCCCCCAATGAACCGCCCCGGTTCGTCCTCCCCGGTTCTGAACCGGCCGATCCTGCGACTCCCGATCCGATCACGCCGGTCGATGGTGACGTGGTTGATCCGGCCGCTGGTCCGGTGGTTGAGCCGACCGACGTTCAGGAACCCACCCCGGTCGAAACCCCTGCCGGCGAGTACGCCCCTGGCTCCCTCGAAGCTGCCATCGCCGCCGTGCTGGATGCACCCGATGACGCTCCTGCCCCCCTTGAAGCCGGAAACCCTGCGCCGGCCGATGGGGAAGCGGGGTCCGAGGTTCCTTCCTTGTCCTCGGACCCCGCTGGTTCGACCGATGCAACTGGTTCCACCTCTGCCACTCCCCACCCGACCGATGACCTCATCGACCTGGGCGACGGTCTGGTTGCACCTCGTTCTGAAGTAGTCGATCTGCTTCAGTGGGCACAGTCGCTTTCGCCTGAAGATCAGGCAGCGATTGAAGCCCTTCTCAATCCTTCCGCCCCCTCGCCTTACCCGTCCGCAGCGAGCGGCAGCGGAAGCCCTGCACCAGTTGGTCCCCCCTCTGGTGCAGGGTACTCCTACCCGCCTGCCGGCTACCCCGGCCAGTACCCCCCTGCCGCCTACCCGGCCCCCGGTCAGCCTGGCATGCCCATTGCGCCGGCCACTTCCCCGGTCCGTGAGAAGCTTGGCGAGTTGGCCGACCTCGCTCCCGGCCTCGCTGAAATCCTCGAAGCCCAGCAGGCCGAAGTTGAGTCCCAGCGCAACCAGATCGCCCGGTACCAGGCTGAACAGGCTCAGGCCCAGCTTGCCGCCGAACGGGAGCATCTTTCCAAGGGCATCGAGATTGGCGATGAGCAGTTCGTCGCCTCTCACCCTGAACTCGCCCCCGTTGATCTTCACCACATTCGTCAGTCGGCGCTCAACTCCGGTCTCATGGCCGTGCAGCTTCCGAAGCATGGTGGCAACGCAACCGAGGCTTACAAGGCCACGCTTGAAACCGTCATGTGGGCCGACCCCAAGTACCGTGATCTGCTGGTCCATCAGCAGGCCACCGAGATCGCACGCCAGCAGGCCACTACGGCTGAACGGCGTGAGAATGCAGCGGCACTTGCCGGCAACACCGGTTCCGTGCCCCGTGAATCGCAGACCGCTCCTGCGCTTCAGACCCCCGAAGGACGCCAGATCGGGATGCGTGAATACATCGCCGCAGCCCTTCAGTCCGGTATTCCTTCGTAGGTCTTCCACACCAACCCCGATAAGCAATAGGAGCAACTAGATGGCTGCCATTGGTACCGACACCGTAACCTCGATCGCTCGGCAGTTCGTCCTGCCCGAGATCCACGATCAGATTTACGCCTCGAACCCCATCACCTTCCGGCTTCTCGCCGCCAAGAAGAAGATGATCCAGGGTGGAACTCAGATCGAAGTTCCGCTCATGTATAAGCGGTTCGGTCACGGTGGTTCCTACCGTGGCTATGACCTTCTCACCGTCGCCCCGGTGGACACGATCAAGAACGCCGTGTTCGACTGGAAGCAGTACGGCGTGACCGTCGCCGTGGATGGCCTCACCCTCATCAAGACCGACTCCCCCGACGCCATTGCGAACCTCATCACCACGCAGTTCGCCCAGGCCCGCATGGAACTGGCCGAGCACCTTGGCGACGGCATCTGGTCGGATGGGTCCAACTCGAAGGACATTACCGGCATGGAGGCTGCCGTCGATGACGGCACCATTGCTGCCACCTATGGCGGCATCACCCGCTCCACGAACACTTGGTGGAAGTCCCAGGTGGATTCGTCCACCACCACCCTCGCCCTCGACAAGCTCAACGCCCTTCAGGGGTCTGCCATCAAGGGTGCCAAGTCCACGTCCCTCATCGTGTCGGGTCGTGACCAGTACAACCGCTACTGGAAGCTTGTGCAGGCGAACCAGGACTTCCAGGTCATGGCTGGTGGTCACGACGAGCAGCTTGCTTCGGCCGGCTTTACGAACATCCTTTTCAACAACATTCCCTGGGTGGTTGACTCGCATGTTCCGCTGGGCGACGGTGCCAACACCAAGATTTACATGCTCAACGAGGAATACATGTTCCTCGCTGTCTCGCCCCGTGCCGACTTCCGCCTCGAAGACTTCCAGACGCCCGCCAACCAGGACGCCATGGTTGCGAAGCTGCTGTGGGCCGGTGAGCTTGCGTTCACCAACGTTGCGACCCAGGCGGTCATGACCGCCATCAACGCCTGACCCGTCCGACAACCACCCCACTCGCTTTCGCATAGGAGAAGTAACACATGCCCGGTACCCCCGTCATTTCCAACCCGCTTGGTGCTTTCGGCACTACCAGCGTGGTCGAGAAGATCGGTCCACTCACGATGGAGTTCGAGGCTACGGCCGACATTCCCCGTCGTACCGTGGTCTTCATCACCTCGGCTTGCAAGATCACTAAGGCTGCCACCGGCACTGCCGCCGCTGGCTCCACCCTGGGCGTCACCGTTGATGCGATCGGCGCCGGCAAGGTCGGCAAGGTCGTCGTCTTCGGCCCGATTGATGAGGTGCCTTCCGATGGCACCATCAACCAGTATTCGCCGGTCATCGCTTCCACGACGACTGCTGGATCGGTGATCGCCAAGGCTGCCCCCACCACGGGTGAAGGTCTTGGGTTCGCCATCGCCGCCGCCTCTGGTGACAAGGTGACCATTTGGGTCAGCCGTTCCATCGGTGGCATCACCTGACCCGCAAGTAGTTCAACCCCGCTGCCGCTCTCTGCTGTTTCTGAAAGAAGGAGTTTGCCGTCATGGCTACCGAATCCGTCCGAGTTCTCAACAAGGGTGATGCTGACTTCAAGGGTCAGTATGACCGTGACACCTACGTCATCCCCGCTGGTTCCGAGAGCATCGTCCCGTGGGATGCCACCTGCCTGTGGCTGGGTGATCCCCGTGCCACCGACAACGGTGTCCAGAAGAACCGGTTGGAGGAATACCGCCGCCTCACCTCGAAGTTTGGGGTGTACGACGAACAGGACCAGTTCGATGACGCCCGTCCCAGGTTGGAGGTGTACCGGCTGAACGGCCAGCGAGTCACCATGCTTGCTGAAGACCCGTTCGGTGCCCCGGTGGACGTGTTCGGCTCCGGTGGTGGTGAAGTGGATCTCGCCACCCAGGTCAGCAAGCTTCAGGCCATGGTCAATGAACTCCGTGAAAAGGGTGACAACACCTCGGCCACCTTCAATCTTGACGCTGAAGAAGGGGTTGGCCCCGATGAGGATGAGGATGGCAACGAACTGCCGACCGACTCCGCCTCGAACATTTCCACTACGGCCCCGGCCAACGCCTCCGATTTCAACCCCACCGGGTTCTCCCCGCCTGAAGGGTTCGCCTTCCCCGGCTCCGTCTAGCACGCCAGTACCACCGCAACATCATGACTCCCCCCGTGGTTCTTTCACCTACCTGGCAGCTTCTTCACACGCTCGTCGGGGATCTGATCGAACTGCGGGGGGAGCTTGTTGAACTGGTGATGGCAGAAAAGACCGAGCGCATTGAGGCATATGCAGCCTCACAGGAATCAACCGATGCCGGCAGAAAGCGTGACGCTGACTTCGCCGCATTGACCCATTGGCGGGACCGTGTGAAGGTGGAAGCGCAGATCCAGCAGAAGGAAGAACTACACCAGTTCCTCACGCTGGCAATCACCCATGGTGTAGAAGTAGTCGAGCCATAGTTGCGCTACAACGGGAGCGGTAAATGCCAAGTCGTGAAGACCTTCAGCAGCTTGACCTAGCGGACTTCACGAAGGGCATTTCAACCGAATACCATTCTCGCACGAACGACACCCCGCAAGAAGATGGGTTCGCTCAGGCCGATGAAACCTTCGGATGCTACGGACTGGCCGGTGGCGGTCTAGCACCACTTCCTCGAGCCTTGTCCGGTGCCTGGTCGCACTATGACCGGCCCTTCCTCCCCGAAGACGGTGAGGTAATCACCGACCCCGACGATCCGCCTGGCTCGCTCAACCCCGGCCCGCTCAACCCGCCCGACCCCGACCCGATCACCCTCGATGTGAATTGGGAATGGCCCACGGTCGCCAACGGGTACCCGGTCGGCTATGACCGGCGCATCGCCATCTTGGACGCCAAGGCATTCTCCCCGGTCGTCTACTCTCCCTCTCTCGACACGGAAGTAGATCACTCCGATCCACCCGTGGACCTGTACCTCCTGCGTCAATGGTGGATGGTCAACGACACCGACACCATCGTGGACACCCGCTGGCGCTTCTCTGGTCGGTCGGTCTTCCGTAACTCGAACGGCCTCTACGGCACCGAGTTCACCGACATTGCGGCTCTCGGCGCCGACGCATCCTTCAACCCGCATCCGTCCCGCTGGGGGTGGGGTTGGGGTGCCATCACCGAGACCCGCACGCAATCGCCCGGCCCATCCTCTCTCACCACCGACAACCACCTTCGCACCGGCATCCCGGTCATCGTGTTTTCGGTCGGCTCCATCATCAACAACTCTCCCGGCGTGGATGTGGGTGGTGTCTACACCTACCCCGACGCTTCCACGCTCGATACGGTGGCTGACTCGATCAAGCGCCTGCCCGACCTGTACGGCTCCCGGTTCGCCGGCATCGTCTTCGGGCACCAAGGCCGGCTCATGGCAATCACCCGTGAATCCGGTGTGCCGAACTTTCGCCGCATCGCCTACCACCCGAACACCGCCCAGCGTGGCCCGAACGACACCTTGCTCTACTGGCCCCCGAACAACGTGTATGTGCCGGCGACCGCAGCCGTGTCGTCCATGTTCTCCCCGCCTAAGATTGACTGGACGCTCGAATCCCAAGACACTATCAACCGGCTCGCCTCAACCGGCATCCACCCCGGCAACCTCACGTCCAAAGTAACGGGTGTGTCCACGTTCGCCCCCATGGAAGAAAACGTGTCGGGGTACGGGGCATGGTCCAGTGTCGATGCCAACTCGCTATTCCTAGTGAAGAACAGTGGTGGGGCCGTCATGCTCAACGGCGACATTGACCGGCCCACCGTGCAGCGACTTCCCGGCGTCCCGAGCGTTGGTGGGTTTGCCAACCGGGGTGCCAACACCGAACAGGGCTACGTCTACGGCTCCACTTCCGGTGTGTGGATTTGGGCAGGCGGCAACACCGCCACCAACCTCGCCCCGCAGCTTCACCCGACGTTCTGGATTCCCGAAGACGAGACCGTGCAGCCGGCCGACTCCGCACAGCCTGGCCGTCAGCTTGGGCAGTTGGTCGGATCGTTCGGGTACCGGTGGCCCTACCTCTACTGCCCGAACAACTGGATCATGGATCTGCGTTCCGGTGGCTGGTGGCGGTACTGGCCCACCCCCGACCAGGATTCGGACCGTGGCGTCCACTTCGCCTTCAATGAGGTGGACAGGCTCGGAAACCTGTGGGCGTTCCCGGCCTCGCACCTCGATGGGTCAGCCGTGGACCGGCCCGAAGATGATGACGTGTCGCTCTTGTATAACGAGAATGACTACCTCATCTATCGGCAGTTCGATCTCACCATCCCGACCGATTACTGGTCGTGGAAGTCGCAGCCCCTCACCCGCACCCGTTCCCGCTACCTGGCCTTCAAGTCCACCACCATCGTTGCGTCCGGTGTCGGAAGGGTCACGGTGGAACTCATCGGGCTAAACGGCAAGTCACAGAAGGTGGAGTTCGACCTGTCCTCCCCGACTCGCTCCATGATGAACCGCAACCTCAACGTCCATGCCACCGACGTTGAGGTGAAGATTACCTCTCGGGCCGGCACCCCCGATGGTGAAGCACCGACCGTTCATCGGGTGTCGTTCGCATACGCCGAGACCACTCTGTTCACGGCGAGTGGCACATGACCAGATTCCGTCGCCCAAAGACCACGATTGGTCGCACGCAGTATCAGCTTCGCATGCCGTTTCCCACGGTGTTGACGCCCGAGAACACGATGGCGAACTTCCGGGAAATACTCCGGTGGGCGAATGAGTTGCCCCATACAAATGATGACAGCTTCGTGCCGTACTTCATTGAATACAAGCCAGTCGGATCGGCCGATGAATGGGACGTGGATCTGGTCGCCAAGCTTCAGACCGAGTTCGATACTGACCTCATGCCAACCGGCACCTGGCTCGTCCATGCACGGGTCACGGCAGATGGGACCGACTACCCAGCCGATGCTGTGGGCGCCCAGGTCGAGATGAGGGTGGTAGGGCCAGCCGGATCAGAGAAG